TAAAGCAGATAAAGACCTAGCAGCAAAGGTTAGAAAATAATGAAATCATTTAATTTATTTACTGAAGGTTATAATCCTTCGGAGCATGAAGAAGGTAAACCGGCTACTGTAGCTCGTGCTAAGGCTTTAACACCAGGGCAAGAACCTGTTGATGAAGTATTAAGTATTAAGCAAAGACGTGATCGTGGTATATCTGCTCGTAAGAATAAAACTAAAATGGCAATGGGTAGACGTAAAGCTGCTAATAAAATTGCTTCTCCAGATAAACTAAAGAAACGTGCTCAAAGACAAGCTAGAACAGCTATGGCTGACAAGCTGGCTAAAGATCAACCTAAGGGTAAAATGACTGCAGCACGTAAATCAGAGATTGAGAAGCGTTTAAGCAAGATGAAACCACGTATAAATAATATAGCAAAGCGTATGTTAAAAGATGTTCGTAAAGCAGAAATAGCAAGAAAACGTGGAAAGTAATACTTATGGGAATCCCATCATTTAGCCAGTATCTAGTTGAAGAGGAACAAGCAGTTTATTTTACTTTTGGTAGAATGAATCCTCCAACTATTGGTCATGAAAAACTATTGAACACACTAGCTAAACAGGCTGGTAGAAATCCGTATAGGATTTATCTATCTCAATCAACAGATAAGAGTAAAAATCCTTTACAGTACAACGATAAGATTAAATATGCAAGGAAGATGTTTCCTAAGCACGCACGTCAGATCCTTATTAATAAAAAGGTTAAAACATTTATAGATGCAGCAACAACATTATATGACGAGGGTTTTAAATCAGTCGTAATGGTTGTTGGATCAGATCGTGTTAATGAATTTGATATTCTTTTAAATAAGTATAATGGTTCAAAAGGTAGACATGGTTTCTTTAACTTTAAAAGTATTAAAGTGATATCTGCTGGTGAAAGAGACCCAGATGCAGATGGTGCTACTGGAGCATCTGCTAGTAAACAGAGAGCTGCAGCTAAAGCTAATGACTTTACATCATTTTCTCAAGGCTTACCTAAACCATTATCCAATTCTGATGCAAAGAAACTCTTTAATGATATCCGTAGTGCTATGGGAATCAAAGAGGAAGCATCATTTTATCATCACGTTGAATTAAAATCAGTATCAGAAGAACGTGAAGCATTTGTAAATGGAGATTTATTCTCCTTAGGCGAATCAGTTATAATAAAGAGTACAGACGAAGTTGGTACTATTTGTATGCTAGGTGCTAACTATGTTATTGTAGAGACACCTAACCGTAAAACAAGACAGTGGCTTGAATCAGTAGAAAAGATTGAAGAAGGTAATGGTCTTTGGGCAAACATCCGTGCTAAGAAAGCACGTGGTGAAAAGATGAGAAAAAAAGGTGCTAAAGGTGCTCCTACAGATGCTCAGATTAAACACGCTCAAAGTACAAGTGAAAAGAAAAACGAAGAAACAAAATATTCATTTGTAAGCTACATTAAGGACCAGAGTTAATGCTTAATTTTAAAAAATTTATTTCTGAAGAAAATTTGGAAGAACGTGGTGCTGATGGTAAAGGTCACTATAGATCAACTGAGAAAGGCGCAGGCTTAACTCAAAAAGGCAGAGATGCTATTAATAGAAAAACTGGTAGCAACCTAAAGGCTCCAGTTACAGGTAAAGCTAAAGCTGGTAGTAAAGCAGCTGGACGTAGGAAATCATTCTGTGCTCGTATGGGCGGAATGAAAGGACCTATGAAAGATGAAAAAGGGAGACCTACTCGTAAGGCCATGTCTCTCAGAAGATGGAAGTGTTAAGTTATGGCTACAGATGTCGACTGGAAGAAACGGTTAGACCGGATCGAGGAAAAGATGGATAAGATGAGTGAAGTCTTAATCTCACTTGCTCGCTTTGAAGAAAAGATGGATGCTTATAACGAGTACCGTGAGAGATCATGGGATCGTATGAATAAGTTTTCGGAGAAACTAGATAAAATTGAAAAGATGTGTGACGATAATGCTCGCACAGTAAATACTATAAACAAATTATTCTGGATAGCTACTGTTGCTATCGGGAGTGCAGTAGCCACCCAATTTTGGATATAAAGGAAAAACCAAATGGAAAAAGATACTATGACTAAGTTGGGCGATGCGTACGCACAAGTCCAAGAAGCAACAGCTAAACAACGTGCTTTAGCTAGCATTAAAGCTAAACCAAAAGGACAGGTAACATTACCTAAAGCTCCTTGGGATAAAAAGAAAGAAGGTGTCGAGGAAGACGCTTCTAACGATACATCTGATGATGGCGCAGGATTAGATAAAGCAGATCCTAAAGCAGCTAAGAAAAAGTTTAAAGATCGTAAAGATAAAGACATTGATAATGATGGTGATACAGATTCTTCTGATGAATACCTTCATAAACGTCGTAAAGCTATTTCTAAAAATGTTAAAGAAGCAGACGATAAAACAACACCTTGTCCTAAGTGTGATGGTTCAATGGAAAATCATGCTAAAGATTGTCCAAACCATCCAGATAATAAAGGTAAAAAAGATGATACTGCTGTAATGAATCCTAAGAATGATGAAAAAGAAAAGGTTGCAACAGAAATGGCAGAACCTAAATGGCCAGTTTACAAACGTATTATTGAAAAAGTATCTGCAGATAAAGCAAAGAAAGATGCAGAAAAAGGCGAAGAAATGGATTCAAAAGATTCAGAAGGCGCTAAGAAGTTTGTAGATGATCACGAAAAGAATGATGATAAGAAACAAGGCGATAAAGTTGATATCGCAGTAGCAATAAAAAAGAATGCATCTGCAATGGCTAATCCAATGAAAGCGGCACCAATGCGCCCAGGTGATAATAAAGCCGGAGATAAAGTTGCTGATAAACCAGAAGGAAAAATGTAAATGATTAATCCACCAAAATGGTGTTCAAAAGCTATTCCAACTGTTCGCGGTTGGAAACATCATGTTCGTAGAGAGATTTTAAAACCTCAACGATTTACACAAGAGCAGTGTAATGAGTATATGATTGCAAATGGCATGATGGAATCACCAGAAGTAATTACTGAAGTTCCACAAGTAGAAGCACCAGCTATGTTAAATGAAGCACCAGTTGGCGGTGATCTTGATGGTATGACTAAGGTTCAATTAGAAGCCTTAGGTCGTCAGAACGGAATAGAATTAGACCGAAGAAAAGGTAAAAAAACTTTAATAGATACTCTAAAGAATATAGTAAATTAATCTAATAAAGTTGAGGTTCTATGGATATACAATTAACTGAGGATAACATCCCACTATACGCTGCTAAACATTATTATAATCCACTTGGTGCAGATCATGATGAATTCATAGAAGATTTAAAACGCTTTAAATATATTAAGCGGTTGGTCAATAGATACACTGAAAGTGGCTATCTTGCTGATCGCTTAATTTTAAATCATCTAATTATTATTCATAATGTTTTTGGTATCCGACCTGGTGTTGAAATGTTAAAAATAAAATTAACAGATGATCAAATGTGTATAATAAAACCATTCTTATTGTTTTTAAACTATATTGAGAATGTTGAATTAACAAATATATCTATGGACAAAATAGTTGTTCAAAGGTTAAGGAATATATAAATGGGTATTTTATCAAGAGCTGGTGATCTAGTTTATACACTAAGGTTTCTTAGGTTACTAACAACGCCTTGGGAGAATACAACTGCATTCGAATTAGGGCTTATTGATAATAAAGGTAAGACCATTAAGAAAGCAGATACACCAGAAGAAAAGACTGCACATAATGCATTTCATAAACTGGTATTTAATATTAAGAAGCTATTGCCTGGCAAAAGATTTGGTTCATATGCAGCTGCTCTATTCCTTCTTAAAGAGAAATATGGCGTATCAAACTTTGATAAAATTCTAAAAGAGTGTGGTATTAATTCACTTGATCTTATATCAGAAAATAGTGAATGGTTCTTATTAGAAAATAAACAATTATCACCTGGTGTCTATAGAGTAAATGGTAGTAAAATGATCAATGAGACACACGATGAAGTTGTTACTAAAAGAGATCAGGTAAGAATTAAAGAGGGTTGTTTCCCTGTTGGTGATGTTATGGGTTTAGACATCTATAAGGTAACACATCTTAAAACAAATAAAGAAATTTACATTACTGCAGGAGAGCTAATCAGATGAAAATAAAAGAAGATGCGCCTACAAATTCTGTTGCTAGCGGTGGGTATGATTTAGCACCAAATGCTGGACCAAGAGTAAAAGAAATTCCTGTTACAGATCGCAGGCGAAGAAAAGATAAGCAACCTGTACTACTAAAAAGATTTAGAAAGTTTGTTAAAGATGATTAAAGTTTATTTATTTTTATTTATCGTTGGTATCTTAGGTAGTGCTGGCTATGGCGGTTATAGCTATTATCTTTGGTCACAAGAAACAATGAATACATTACGTGAAAATAATGTAAAGTTAGAACAAGTCACAGTTGTTCAAGCTAATACTATTACCGAACTAGAAAACAATGCCGCAAAGAATGAAGAACTAAATAAGAACTTATCTACAGCACTACAGAAATCACAAGTGCACTTGGATGCTTTGAGAAACAAATTCTCAAAGATTGATTTAACTATGGAAGCTATTACAAACCCAAATGGTTTGGAAGAAAGGGTTGACAATGCCGTTGCTAAACTTATTAAAAGAATTGAAAATGAAACATCTCCTGATCGTAACAGCACCGATGCTGCTGACAGCGTGTCTGGGAACTAGAACACCCGAACCAGTTGTTATAACACAAACAGAGTTTACTAAACAATCTATTCCTATTCAAACACAACCAAAAGGGGTGTCTATGCCACCAGTTGATTGGTATGTAGTAAATGGTGATAATGTTGAAGAATTCTTAGAACGTATAAAGAATGATACTGGAGCACCAGTATTCTTTGCTATTACACCAAAGGGCTATGAAAACTTGGCTATTGGTATTGGTGATCTAAGACGTTACATTAAAGATGAGCAAGCTATTATCGGTTATTATGAAGAAGCATTAACTGAAGAATAATTTGCGACATATAGTAATAAAATGTTAAAAATTACTACATTTAGCTATTTACAAGATCACTGATATGCTATATAATACTACCTACTAGAAATGAGAATCCACTTGTTTCACGCCCTGGAGTATTAATTGCATGCTATTCGAAGAACAAATTTCCCGAAAACCTGATCACTATCCATGGACTAAACAGTTCATAGAAGCAATATGGAAAGGTTTCTGGACACCGGAAGAATTTAACTTCCGATCAGACTATTCCCAATTTAAAAATGATTTAACACCAGCTGAACAACAAATAGTTGTTAAGACAATGTCTGCTATTGGTCAGATAGAGATTGCTGTTAAATCATTCTGGGCAGATGTGGGTAATAACCTACCGCACCCATCTATCAAAGACTTAGGTTATGCTATGGCTAATTCAGAGGTCATACATAATATGGCTTATGAAAAGATCCTCGATGTTCTACATCTTACACACGTATTTGAAGAGAACCTTAATGTTGATGTTATTAAAGGTCGTGTTGACTATCTAAGAAAATACAATAAGAAAGTATATGAGGACGATAGAAAACAATACATCTATTCAATTGCACTCTTTACATTGTTTGTAGAAAATGTTAGCTTGTTCTCGCAGTTCTATATTATCATGCACTTAAATCGTAATAAAGCAGTAATGAAAGATTGTGCTCAACAAGTACAGTATACACGTAATGAAGAAATGCTACACGCACAAGTAGGCATTAAATTGATTCAAACATTACGTGAAGAATACCCTGAGTTGTTTGATAAAGAATTAGAAGACCGTATCAAGCATGAGTGTGTTGAATCACTAAAAGCAGAAAGCAAAGTAATTGAGTGGATTATGGATGGACATACAGCAGATGGTCTGAGTGCAGATATTCTAAAATCTTTTATCGCTAAGCGCATGGCAGATTCTATGGATATGATCGGTATAGATAACTCTGAAATCGTCTATGATGAAGGTCATATTAAAGAGACTTTCTGGTTTGACGAAGAACTATTTGGTGCTAACATGACAGACTTCTTTCAAAAGAGACCTGTTGAGTACGCTAAAGGCAAGGGCATTTCCGCCGATGATTTATTTTAGAAGGATTACATAATGGGCTTTGAATGGGCAAATGATGATTCACGGGTGTTCCTCTCCCGTGGATACATTGACGGTAACATGACCGTTGAAGAAAGAGTAAGAGGTATTGCGCAGACAGCAGAAAAGAACCTTGAACTGGAAGGTACTGGATGGGCTGATAAATTCTATGACTATATGAGTCGTGGTTTCTATTCGCTATCATCTCCTGTGTGGGCTAACTATGGAACATCTAAAGGATTACCAATTTCATGTAATGGAGTTTATATCTCTGATACTATGGAATCAATTCTATTAAAGACTGCAGAAGTAGGAATGCAAACAAAGCTAGGAGCAGGAACATCTGCATACTTTGGTGCATTAAGGTCAAGAGGTGAAACTATTAAGAGTGGTGGAACTGCTGATGGTCCTGTACACTTTATGAACTTATGGGAAACAACTGTTGATGTTGTAGCTCAAGGTAATGTAAGACGTGGATCAATGGCTGCATATCTTGATGTTGAATCACCAGACATTATGGAATTCCTAGATGCTCGTGAAGAGGGTTCATCAATTATTAATCTAAGTCTCGGTGTTACTATCGGAGATGAGTGGATGCAATCCATGATTGATGGTGATGTAGATAAGAGAACAATATGGGCACGTATTCTGCGTAAACGTCGTGAGAGTGGTTATCCTTACTTGTTCTTTAAAGATACAGTAAATAACAATGCACCTAAAGTATTACGTGATCAAGGTATTAAGATTTGGGCATCTAATCTATGTTCAGAGATTGCTTTACCGTCCGCAGAAGACGAATCGTTTGTATGTAATCTAGCATCTATGAACTTACTAAAGTATGATGAGTGGAAAGAAACTGACGCAGTAGAAACAATGATCTGGTTTCTTGATGCTGTTATGGAAGAGTACATTGAAAAGACTGATAATATTCCTTTCATGGCTTCTGCTAATAACTTTGCACGCAGATGGCGTGCACTTGGTCTAGGTCAACTTGGTTGGCATTCATATCTACAATCTAAGATGATTCCCTTTGAGTCATTTGATGCTCATCTATTAACTGTTGAAATCTCTAAATTTATTGAAGATCATTCTAAGGCAGCATCTAAGGAACTTGCTATTGAATATGGTGAACCAGAAGGTATGCTAGGATATGGTATGCGAAACCTAACCACTTGTGCTATTGCTCCTACTACAAGTTCATCATTTATTCTAGGTCAAGTATCACCATCTATCGAGCCATTGGCATCTAACTACTTTACTAAAGACTTGGCAAAGGGCAAATTTACTTACAAGAATCCTTATCTAAATGACGTACTAGAAAAGTATAGTAGGAATGATAGTGCAACTTGGCTAGATATTTTAAAGCATGGTGGTTCAGTACAGCATCTTAATTTCTTATCTAAGATTGAAAAAGATGTATTTAAAACTTTCTCTGAAATCTCACCATTGGTTATTGTCCAACAAGCTGGTGCAAGGCAGAAATATATAGATCAAGCACAGAGTTTAAATATACTTATCCACCCTGATGTGTCAGCTAAAGATGTGAATGCATTGATTATAGAAGGATGGAAACTAGGTGTAAAAACTTTCTATTATCAACGATCAGCTAACCCTGCTCAAGAATTGGTAAGAGATATTATGAATTGTGCAGCATGCGAAGGATAAGGAGAGAGTATGTCTAAACCAATAAAAATAGAATGTGGTATGTGTGAAGAAATATCATTTGTAGAGGTTGTGTCTGATGAAACACCACATCATTGTCCAATGTGTGGTCATCCGGTTAACTTTGAATCTGATGGATATGATGAGGAAGATGACTACTAAATAGCCTTGAATTGATAAGGTATTGCTATGTGGTTATATGAAGATAAAGAATTTAAGCCCACCCCAGATGAACTATCGTCTTGGGTGGGTTTTGTATATGAAGTACAAGATAAGAGTAATGGTAAAAAGTATATCGGTAAGAAGGGTTTCTGGTCCACTCGCCGTCTAAAGCCATTAAAAGGTAAGACCAGAAAAAGAGTTGTTAAGAAAGAATCCGATTGGATGAAGTATTATGGCTCTAACGAACAAATCAAACTATTATTAGAAGAACATGGTCCTACTCGCTGGAATCGCACTATTTTAAGATTGTGTAAAAGCAAGGGAGAGATGAGTTATTACGAAGCTAAACTGCAATTTGATAAAAACGTACTTTTTGACTCAAATTATTATAATGAATTCATAGGTTTAAAGATACATTCCAAGCACGTTGCAAATCTAATCGAGGAAATGATGAATGGTGGAGATTAATATAAAGAAAGCCAATGAGTTAATGTGGGCTGTAAAAGGCCAGTTGATACCAGAAAACTATTCAGATGAAGATATAAAGAAAACATATGATTCATACTTTGCAAGGATGTGGGGTAACCATGAATATACATATCGTTTAGAAGGATTTGAAGAAGCATGGGCAAAAAGAGTAAAAGATAAGATGTAACATATTTGTTACACTTTATTGTTTTTATAAAAAAAAGTTAAAAAA